AAGCATCGACGAGCGCCCACAGCCGACGCGCGTACTTTTTGAAAAGCAAATCCACGGACTTGACCCCGAGCTTATGGATCTTGCGAAGGATCCGACTGTCATTTTCCTGTGTCACAATGCGGGCTTCGAGCAAGCGATGTGGCAATATCATATGGTACCGCTCGGCTACCCGGTACTTCCGCCGGAACGTTGGCACGATACGATGGCCGTGTGCGCGATGAAGGCGCTCCCGCTTGGGCTCGACGCGGCGATTTCCGCACTGGAATTGCCGGTCAAGAAAGATATGGATGGGCACCGGCTCATGCTTACCATGTGCAAGCCGGATCGTTGGGGCGGCTGGTCGCAGCACAACGATTATAATCTAAAGCGTTTGGCGGAATACGGCGCCACAGACGTCGAAGCGCAACTTGGCCTCTATCAAGCGACACTCGGGCTCGGGCCATCGGAGCGGCATACTTGGGTGCTGGATCAGCGCGTCAACCAACGCGGTATCAAGATCGACAAGGAATTCGTTCACGCCTGCATTGACGTTCTCGACCAAGTACGAATTCCCATGACGGCGCGATTCAAGGAATTGACGGGCCTGCGTCCGACGCAACGTGAAAAGGTACTCAATTGGGTGAACGACCAAGGCGTACCCCTTGGGGATATGAAAAAGGCCACGCTTGATGCGATCCTGGATCCGGATGACGAATTTGGTATCGAAGATTTTTCCGAGCCGCTTCCCTACCAAATCCACGAGGTTCTTACCTTGCGCCGGTCCCTTGCCTCTTCGAGCGTGTCTAAGCTCCGAAGAATGCTCGATTGTGCGAGCGACTTTGATGGACGCGTGCGCTATGCAACGCAGTATCATGGAGCGCGCACCGGAAGGGATGCCGGCCGCCTTATTCAAATCCAGAATTATCCGCGTGGCGAGATATCAACACGGCAAGGGCTTACTGCCGATCTTCTAGCCGATGCGATCCTGACGCGGGATCTTGACAAGATCCGGGAGCTTTGGGGCGACGATATCTTTACGGCGGTGATTTCGTCGCTGCGCTCCTGCATTATCCCCGAGAATGGCAAAGTGCTGGTGGCCGGGGATCTGGCGCAAGTCGAGGCGAAAAATCTCCTGTCAATGGCGGGTCAGCACGACAAGGCCGAAATGCTCCACACCGGGCAGGACGCCTACGCCGAAATGGCGGCGCTCATCTATCGCAAACCCATCAATAAACATGACAATCCGATGGAGCGACAGGTGGGCAAAAACTGTGTCATGGGCAACGGCTACGGGCTCGGGCCGGTTGGCTTCCGGGCGCGTTTCTGTCCAAAGGATCCTATCGAGCTAGCGAAGCTCGCGGTGACAACCTACCGGAAAGAATTCGCGCCGGCCGTGCCGAAGTTTTGGTACGGTCTATGGCAAGCAAGCTGCAACGCCGTGTGGTGCGACCATGCGAAAACGTACAGTTACGAAGGGATCGAATTTCGCAAGGAAGGGGATTTCCTGACCATGCGCCTGCCGAGCGGGCGCAAGCTTTGGTATCATCGGCCGCGCAAGGCCACCAGCCTTGACTTCCAAGGCGACGAGCGCCCCGCCTGGTCATTCATGAGCTATCAGGGAAAGAAATTCCGCCGGCATCTGGCGTGGCACGGGATGATTACCGCCGACTGCATTCAGGGGCTTTCGCGCGACCTTATCATGAGTGCGATGAAAAAGGCGGAAGCGGCCGGGCTCACGACAATTTTCAAGGTTCACGATGAGCTTGTTTTCGAGGAATTCGACCGTCCGGATTTGGTGACGACAGTTAAGCAAATCATGGAAGACGTCGAGCCGTGGGCGATTGAACGCAAGCTTCGCGTGAAAGCGGAAGTGGGCAAAATGTTGAGGTATCAGAAATGATCGTTTTTAAGACGAACGAAGATCCCAAGGGACACCGGAAATACAGTCATATCGAATGTGACGCTCCGGGTTGCATTGTGGTTTCGCCGACTGCCGCCGAGTTGCTGAAACAGAGCCTATTTGAGCGCGGTTGGTTCATCGCGGGCGGCAAGCACCGTTGTCCCGAGCACTACCATGAAGAGGTAGAGGCGCACGGACCAATCACACGTGAACATGACGGATCGGAAGGTTTTGTGCGATGACCACGATTGAAGCCCGCAAGGAGGGGTTATGAGCGAAGAACGATACTTCGATCCAACTATCGACGCTGAGAACCGCGCATATCGGGTGCTCAACCTGATCGTCGCCGAGTTCATTAGCGACCCGATGAGCGTTCAGTGTTTTGATCTTCGGACGGTCGAAGAGGCTAAGGCGGTCGTTGAATTGTTGAAACGACTGGAACGCAAAGGCGTCCTTCCTCCGTTGCTGACGACTGGTAAGCCATGACCCCCACCATCGCCACACCTGAACGCGAGTTGGTTGCCGAATTGCAGGAAAGCGCAAGTCTGTTCCGCGAGCATCCGGTTTACAACAGCGAGGGTGACGGAGTTCTTCTAACGCTGAACGCAGAATTAGACGAACGAGCCGCCACCACAATCGAATCCCTCCTCGCTGATAAAGCTAGGCTGGTGAGCGCGATGGCGTGGCTCGCTCAGCACAAGAACGCGCAGCTCTATTGGTATGGGCATATCTACGCCGACGATGACCGGGAGCCGGAAACGTGGCGCGTAGATCTGGAGCGCGGCGGCATCAATGACCGGGAATGGGAAACGGTCGGGCGCGGTGAGAACCCGCTTGAAGCCATACTTTCTGCCCAAGCAGCCCTCAACAGGAGCCAGAACACATGAGCCATATTCTGCACATCATCGGAATAACGGGAGCTGTCATTTTTGGCCTTGTCTCCCTCGTCGTCATCGCGGTCGTCGTCGTCTCGCTCCTGAACGCGCAGGCGAACGGCGAAAATCCTTTCGAGTGAGGAGCCAGAACAATGACTGATCTGGTAGAGCAGGCAGACCGCGAAGCAGCGGCCAAGGTTCTAGGTTACAAGGATTGGGGTGACGCGACTGACTACCGATTGACGGGCGCACAGGACCGGCAAGTTGAGGCTATGTGCAAAGCGTTCGCCGCACATCGTCATGCCGCCATCAAACAATCCACCCTTGAGAATAAGGAACTACGGGAGGCGCTGAGCAAGTGCGTCAGTGAGATTGAAGCTTCGCCCATCGGAGACTTCGACCCGACGTTGAAAGGCATTGCACTGAGGCAACGTGCGGAGGCGCTAGGCAAAGCAAGGGAAACCCTCAACAGGAGCCAGAACACATGATTATCGCCGGCATCGATCCCGGAAAGACGGGCGCGCTCGCGATCCTGCACGGGGATGACTCTGTGGAATTCTTTGACGTCCCGCGGATGAAGCTGAAGGGTAAGGACGTCCCTGCCTATGCGGAATGGTCGACGAATTGGGGCATGGCGCTGGCACTCTCGGGTGTGGATAAGGTTGTGGTCGAAGACGTCGGATCAAGGCCCGGGCAAGGCGTTTCCAGTATGTTCAAGTTCGGTCGCACGCTCGGCTTTGCCCATGCGATCGTTCTAGGGATCCGGCCCCGGCCAGCCGTACAATTCACCACGCCGGCACAGTGGAAAGGCAAGCTTGGCTTGCTCAATTCAGACAAGGGTGCGAGCCGTGAAAAAGCCGTCAGCCTGTTTCCGAGCTCTGAAAAGTACCTGGTGCGGGTGAAGGATGATGGCCGCGCCGAAGCGCTGCTAATGGCCTACTTCGGCAGGCTTACCGCGAGCGGGTAATTGCCGGCGAGCCATAGGCGGATGATCGTCGCCCAAATATGACAGATGCCAGCGCAAGCCGCCCCGGCGAGATAGAAGCCGTAGGATCCATAATCGCCCGATGGCAGGGCCGGCGGTGCTGGAGAGCAAAGAAAGCCGATATTGACCGGCGGCAGGACGCTAGGAACGAATTCCGAAAGCCCTTCGATGTACCAATGCATCGGCCGGCCCTGAAGCGCGTTTGTGAAGTTGAGTGTGTATTTGAAACCCGGCGCCATTACCCGGCCGTCGATAGCGAGCATGACGGGTGCAATGAGCGCGAGATATTGCGCGTCGATTGCATCATCCTGGCCCTTGATTCCGGTATAACGTGTCGGATCGAAATGCTCTCCTAGCGCCTCTTGCCCGGGCGCGTTGGGCTGCAAATTCAGATTGAAGATTTCGAGCCCGAGCGCGTCAAGTTGGTTCGCTGTATCAGCGGTGATCGTCATGTTTCAGGTTCCGTCACAATAGCCGTTCGGTAGCGGCATCTTTAGATCCTGCGCCCAATGGCAAATGCGCGCAACCTTATCATGTTCGCCGCGACCCCATAGGAGTACGGAATTCCACCATACCTTTTCGGCATCTTCGCCAGCCTGCCCGGGTTGAAGCGCGGCTTCGGGGTACGCCGGTTCACTTGCCGGCTGAAGATCCGCGACAGGCGGGAATGTTTTTTGTGTCTCGATGCTGCTGGCGCAAGATGACACAGCCACGCTCAATGCGAGCGCGGTTAGGATCGTTAGACGATTGAAGCGCATTGGATAATTCCTTCCCCTGCTGGTCGGATTTTTGCGTATCGGCCACGCGAGCGGATGCGGCATTTTCGTTGGCATTGCCGACTTCCTGTTGCGTTTTGATCGTCGCTTTTTGCTCCTGGACAACCTCGCCGGACTTGCCGGATTTGTGCCCTTCGCAATAGGCCAAGCCGAGTATCCCGGCGACGATTAGCGCCCCGAGAAGGTAGAACCCGTATTTCGCGAGGAATGGCGGAAGAGTGAGCCCGAACATTATTCGTCCTCCTGTTTGACCGGTACGGGTTTGTCGACCGGCTGCTGCACTTCAACTTTCACGGGCGGATCATTCGGTTGCATATCCACCTTGCCGAAAGAGGTATCCGCACTGAAACGTGCATCGGCAATCACAATAATGATGAGCACCGCGAGACACAGGGCCATTGTGCCGAGCACGATATGCGAATTGACCGACGAACTGTTAAGCTGGATCGTCAGGAGGCCAACGCACGCATCAAGCCCCTTGATTGGCGTTGCCCCGGCGGCTTTGCCCGCACCAAAGGCGGTTGCGCACCAGCCTGGCCCGGAAAGCGTATTGTTGAGTCGCCAGCCGAGCACCATGAGATAGGTGCTTGTGACGGCAACACAGATGACCGCGAAGCTACGGATAGTGAGCCGAAGTTTCATGACCGGAACGCGTCGACTTTGGTTCGAAAGTCATCCATACCAAAAGACGGATCGATTTTGCGGCCGGCAGGAAGCGCATATTCCTTGTGACCGGCGCACATGATCGTATCGGCATCGATCTTGTCTAGGATAGCTGCACAGCCCCGCGCATAGGCTTCCATTTGGATATCGGGTTCTCCCTC